TTCTGGTGTCCCTAGTTCCAACCCGAAACGGGGCTGGGTCAAGATCGTCACTGGAGCTCTTAAGCACATTCCACTGATTTGCTCGTCCGATCCAACTGTGCAGAGGCGACGCCAGTTGGGGTATAACGCTTTCACGAGCGGTGGCATTCAAGGTCAGGAGCATCGTATTGTTCAATTCTTGATCGATAGCTCAATGATGAGTGCTGTACAACCCTTAGACATTTGGACAGCTGTGTGTCGCTCTACTGAGGGTATCCTACTCATTCGAGAGGCAAATGCCTCTTCTAGGAAGGCGATTGAAGGGCATGTTGTGTTTGGTGCCCTACTCAAGACTCAGGCTACGGGTGAGAAGCGAACGTTCGATTGGTTTGCGCATTCTCAGCGTGCTTTGACAGGTGCTAAGTTCCTTCGGAGGGATGAGAGGATTGCGTCTATTCGTGAAGCGCGTTATAAGGCTTCTGTGGAGGTTGAAGAGCCAGCTGGCGCTAGTGCGGAGTTACCAGTTCACAAGATGCCGATGAACATGCGTAGTCTGTACGAAGATGTAGCTCTGAAAGATTTTGGTGAGAAGGAGAACGTCGAGGCTGTGAGCTTCGACCGTCTCGATGTGATTCGATCTTTGCCATCAGCCGCTGACGAGGTGGTAACAGCAATGGTTGATCCGGAGTTCATTAGCCGCACGGAGAGGGAGTTTCAGAATGTGCTGGGTGAGAGTTTGCTTTACGATGATGTGAAAGTGAGTCTCCCTGAGGCGTATTTGTTTCCTCGGCAGAAGGGTTCTGATGATGCGTTATTGCTCGAGACTATGAAGATCCGCATCACAAGAGGTTCTGTGGAAAGTAATGAGCGTGAGTTTGCGAATCGTGCGTGGGTGGGTCGGGAGTTGTTTGACGGTTCCATCAATGCTCTTGGGTTGCCCAATCAGACTGACTTCGACGAGGATCTTTTCCTCTCATGTCTTGGTGAGCAAATCGATAAGCGAGTGTCAGGCAAGAGTCAAGGTTTGTTGGCTGAGTATGATGAGAGATCCCACGCATGGCTGAAGGATTTCCAAGCTAAAGTAAGGATGAAAGGCCAACTCAAGAGTAAACTCGAGGCTCTCGCACTGGAAGTCCCGAAGGCGGGTCAGACTATCAACGTTTTGCCTGAGTGGGTGATTGCGACTTTTGGTGTTTGGTGTCGTTACATCATCGCTCTTATCAAGCGGTTTAAGACGAATGATCACGTTGAGATCTATCATGGTTTCACTTTGGAGAAGTTTGATCAGATAGTTCGAGATAATTGGCAGACCGATTCTCGCTTGCCTCCGTCCTCTTATGAGAAATGCACCATAAACGATTTCTCGAAGTTTGGAGCGACCCAAGGGGGTGATAGCTTGAAGATGGATTGCTTGTGG